CCTTGACCGCCGTCACCTTCACCTTGGCCGCCACCGCCGCCACCTTCACCGCCGCCGCCTCCGCCACCAGTACTAGTGCCAGTAGTACTAGTGCTAGTAGTACCGTCACCAGTAATAGTATAAACTGTAGTTACAGGAGGACAAACTCTTACAGACCCTTCAGGTACAGCAGGAACCTCACCTACTCCAGGAGTTATTACAAGTTTAGTGTTACCATTAGATGTATACTTAAGAATACTACACTTACCTTTCTTAATTTCTGGAGGGACAGCTGTAATTGTTACACTAGCATCAGTACCAATACCTGGAGGAGGTGGAGTTGGCAATTCCAACTCAACAGGGTCTTTAATATATGGTGGCCAAGAAATTGATGAAGATCCTGGATCATAATTAATTCCTGGTGGATCAGTAATTACTTCCTTCAATCTTAAAGTAACAGGATAACTTACTTCAGGTGGTGTTTCAGGGGTTGGATATGGGCCACCAGGATCATCAACAATAACATCAACAACAACACCCTTTCCTTTTATTTTCTTAGGACAAGGAGGAGGAATCATTATTGCTGAAATTCCTGTTGGATTATCTTTCCAGGATTTCCCTCTCTGTGCTATCTCTTCTTTTGATCCAAGTTCTGGTTTGGTTTCTGTCTTGATTGTTATTCCAACTGCCATTGCACTTGGATTATTATCAAATGCTTGTTGTCCTCTATAATAATCATCTGATATCTTTTTAAATAATCCATCAGCCCAACCAGATGTCTGTCCTATACGTCCATGAGTTGGTGCAACTGTTATTGTATGCTTACCCTTATTTACAAATATTTTCTTCGTAATACCAGTTCTCCAATTCGCATAGTCTTGTGCAGAAACACCTGCTACATTATCAAAATCCCCTCTTATAACTTCTTGTCCATCAAAATATACTGATCCATGAGCATCATGAGCAAAATGGAAATCATATTCACCATCTTGAGGAAAATCAACATTACTCCATTCATAATTAATAATTTCTCCACCACCAAACTTAGGATAATCAGGAGTAACTCCATTCTTATTCAAGAATTCCCCATATCCCTTGAATTTGTAATTATATAAAGCAGGCCCTTTATATGTAACACCATCTCTATCTAAATTTGTATTATGAAGTTCAGGAAGTACATACTTAGCCTTATTACCATTTATTCCAAAGAATTTTCCTTCTGATACATTTATAATTACATCATCAAAAAAGTTACCTACACCAGCTCCTCCTGCATCAGTTCCTGGTATATCCTCCATCTGAAGAACGGTATCACCTTTAGTTCTTAATTCAATACCAGAAGACATATCATCACCAAGTGTAGTTTTACCCAAAGTTATAGTATGTGTCTCACTACCCGATGATCTAACAGTAGATGGAGTTGGATCATTAAAAGGATCAAGACTGGTAGCAACAACAGTACCACCTGCATCTTTTAATTTCCAAGCAACTCCTCCTGGATTATTATACCAATTAGCACCATACCTAGCATTATTCCTAACTGTTGCGGCCAATCTATGATTACCTACAGGAACATTAGAAATAGTAAATGAACTTACTTTTCCATCACTCCAACTAGTATTTCCTACAAGGTTTGAATCCCATTCCATTTTTGCAGTATCATCTGACTGAACTTCAAGAGTATAATTTCCTCCACCTTTAATATCAAGATACCATGTTCCTTTGTGATACTTGTCATTTTGTGTGCCATCATGAACTGGGAAAACAGCATGTGATCTTAGGAAAGCAACGTTACCATTATTAATCCAGTTAGTATCATTTTGATAACTCTTTATCCAAGGGTTTTGTTTTGTACTTGGTGGTCTTTCTATTGTTTCATTTTGAGTCCATGATGTTGTACCAATTTTAATTTGATCTAAAGCTTTACCTGCTATAGTAGGATCATCCTTCCAACTATAAGTTAAGGTGACCTGTACATTATTACCTGTAAAATCAATATCATCACCATTTTGATTGAATTTTGCTGTTCCTCCATTAACATTATCAATAGTGAATGAACCATTAACATCAAATCCATTCTTAGGATTATCATCAAACTCAAGTCTAGTATCACTAATCCGACGTTTATTTTCAGGTAGTCTCATTCCAATATATGTAATTCTATTAGGTGTTGCATTTCTAAAGGTATCACTTGTCAAAACTACATCATATACTCTTCCACGCTCAACTGTCCTAGTAAAACTTTTTGGTGGGACATATTCGGGCCCAAATTTTTTCTCATGATATATTCCCAATGCTTCTATAGATGCAGTAGCACCGTGCCATGTTGAAGTAGCTATTTTAAAATCAACATCCTTTACATCTGATGATCTAGAAATTTGATTCTGCCAATCAATAGTATTAAAAATCTTCTGATCTATAAAAAACTTTGGTGTTTCATAATCTTTTTTATTCTCAACTTCAACCTCAATAGTATGAGTACCTTTACTTAAATAAACTTTATTAGCTAATAAATTTAGACAATCCTCGGTTGGAGAAGGTAAATCACCAATTTTTTCTCCATCAACAATAACTCTTCCAACATCCTCTACTGTTCCCTTTACCAAATAAAAACCTGCATAAGGAGCAGACATTTTCCAAGAATTTTTATATAATACACCAACACCATCACTTCCAGGAGTATCTAAAGGTGGTACTGGACTAATAGCATACTCATTTGCAAATTTACTCCAAGGTTCAGCATCACATGGATACCATGATTCACTAGCACCTGCAGCCCTAGTTGACCAAATTGGATTTTGAGGACACTGCTCTTCACCTTCACCAACAGGTACTTCTCTCTTAGGTGGAGGAGGAGGTGGACCATCAATTGCCATTGCAACAGCAAAAGGATTATTATTCCAACTCTTCCTATCAAGTTCTGTTACTATACTACCAATAGATTGTATATCAATACCAAGTGACATACTATTAGACTGCCTACCATACTTACCACCTCGTATTTGTTCTAAGTCAGCAGTTATATTATATGTACCCTCCTTAATTTTCTTTCTATAAACACTTGTTCCAGTTGCTGTTCTCCAATCACCTCTTTTGGCAAAACCATCCTTCTGAATATCAACTTGATCACCAATTCTTAATCTTACATTATCATCAACAGAAACAGTGATATCATACTCAGCAGTTACAGGGAACTTAATATTATTCCAAACAATTTTATGAAATCCTGGATAGTTTGTACTATGATCAATATTAGGATTAAATGGAGTTATACCATATCGATTACCAAAAGAATTAGCACTATCTTTTCTTGCTTGAGGGCTTAAATTACTAGTCTTCCATAATTTTCTATTTGCTTTATTAATATATTCAACAGTATTAAATATTTTTAATTCATCACGAGTACCACTTGTAGATGCTATATCTATAGGTAAAGGTTTAGGTAAAGTATATTTTGCTTTATTACCATTTATTTCAAAAAATTCTCCTTGAGATGCAGTTATAATTACATCATCAAAAAATATATCTTGATCTTTAATATGAGGAATGTCTTCCATCTGAAGAACATTCTTACCTTTAGTTCTTAACTTAACACCTGCACTAGCATCACTTCCTAACTCAGTAACTCTACCTAATGTTATAGTATGTGTCTCACTACCTTGTGATTTACGAAGAGGATATCCTGGATCATTAAAAGGATCAAGACTGGTAGCAACAACAGTGCCAGAAGGATCTTTTAATCTCCAAGCAACTCCTCCTGGATTATTATACCAGCTAGAACCATACCTGCCATTATTTCTAACTGTTGCAGATAATTTATTAATACCTGTAGAAACATTAGAAATAGTAAATGATCTTACTCTTTGATCTATCCATGCAGTCTCTCCTACAACATTATTATCCCATTCCATTTTTGCAGTATCATCTGACTGAACTTCAACAGTATAATTTCCTGCAGTTGCAACATCAATATACCATGTTCCTTTATGATACTTATCATTTTGTGTACCATCATGAACTGGAAACACAGCATGTGATCTTAAAAATTCAGTCGCACTATTACTAGTCCAATTGGTACTTGGAAAACTCTTTATCCAAGGATTTTGTTTTCCATTAGTAATTGATAATGTTCCATCAGGTTTAATATATTTTAAATCACCTTCAGGTTCTGCTCCTTGAGTCCATGTTGTTGTACCAATTTTAATTTGATCTAAAGCTTGACCTGCTATAGTAGGATCATCCTTCCAACTATAAGTCAATGTAACCTTAACATTTTTTCCTGTAAAATCAATACTCTCACCACTTTTATTAAACTTAGCTGTTCCTCCAGTAACTTTATCAATAGTAAATGATCCATTAACATCAAATCCATTCTGGGAATTATCATCAAACTCAAGTCTAGTACCACTACTCCAACGCTTATCTCCTGGTTTCTTTAGTCCAACATAAGTAATGCCATTAGTAGTCCCAGTCTCACTTCTAAAAGTATTGCTTGTTAAAACTACATCATATACTCTTCCATACTCAACCTTTCTATTAAAATCCTTTGGTGGTACATATTCAGGACCAAATTTTTTCTCGACATATATATCCAAATCTTCTATAGATGCAGTAGCACCGTGCCATGTTGAAGTAGTTATTTTAAAATCTACATCATTTGTTTTTGGGCCTGTGTCTGCTTCTTTAACAACTCTCTTTTTCTGTACTAAATTTAAAAGATCAAATCTAACTTTATGATTTCCTTTAGGCAAATTCACCATATTTTTAGTTGGTGGGGATAATGTATTACCTTTAGCACCACCAGCACCTATGTTATATTCACCTTGCTTTTCCCCATCAACAAATAAGGTTCCCTCATTATCACACTGAACCATGAAAGTATAATTACCATCATAAGGAAAATCTATATCCCATTCCATAGAATACATTTTTCCACCACCATCAGTTCCAATAACATTAGACATTGGTTCTGGAGATATTGCATACTTATTCATAAACTTCTCTTTATCATACTCCCAATATGATCCAAAAAGATAAGTACACTCTGGCATAACAGGTATACAATCACCTTCACAAACCTGCTGCCACTCAGGTTGAAGTTTAAATCCTTCTTCAAGTTTCTCAAGAGTTGAACCATAAACCCAATCATTCTCCCAATATTTTATTCCAGCATCTTCTCCCCTTCTTCCCAATAATTTTATATAAAGATTATCAATTTCACCTTTAGGATTAATTCCTGGGTTTGAACCCCACCACCAACCATATACATCATACTTGAGGTTAGAAACTTTATCATCAGAGGTTATAGTTATTGGGGTCTGACTTCTTGTACTCCAAAAAGGATTTTTAAATTCAGCAAGTTCTTTCTTATAAGCCTCCATCTCCAAATCAATTGGATCTGCTAATACATTATCAGTATACTTTGTTGGATCCCAAGGCCCTATATCTACAGCTTCTTGATTAAACATCCTTCCCCAACCTGCCTTCTCTACAGGTGACTCACCACATAATTTAAGTTCACTTTTTACACCAGGACATTCATCGTAATATTTTACAGTGTTTATTGTGTATCCATCATCAGATATAATAGATTCAAAAAGAGCTCCATCAGCAAGATCACAACTATCTTTAACTTCCACAATAGGAGGATATTGATACCCAAATCCACCATGAACCAAATCAACTGCTAATACAGCACCATCAGTTCCAATAATTGGGTTACCTACTACACCTACTCCACCACCACCATAAAAATTAGCAACTGTTTTACCATCACATGGAGTACTTAACTGCAATCCCTCACAACCACCATCAGCTGCTGTTGATTTTGGTATTAATTTACTAATATCTAATTTATTAACTTCATCAATACTTAAGTATAATACTTTATCTCTATTCTCATATATGAATACTGTCTCTGGTTTTTTCTTCGCATAGTCATTGGCTTCACAAAGATCAACCAGTTGAACATATCCTCTATCAGTGGATATGTAACCAACTCGTATATCACTTTGAGTAACTTCCCCAAAGATATTAAATTTAGGTTGAGTGCTTGCCATAATTAATATTTATTACCCTATTCCAGAGGCATTAGTTACATCATCCAATACATCTTCAGCCTTGTCAACAAGTTTATTAATATTTGGTTGTCCCTTTTGTGGTAAGACAAAACTCAAGGCTTTATCAGCAGGAGGAACAATTTGATCTGCATTAACATTCTTCGCAAGAGCCTCAAGACTTGGTATCTGAGATTCTGCTTGTGTAGCACCACCTCTTGCTAATTGATAGAAATCAGAAACTGCAGGGTTGGGTGGCAATTCAAAATCAAATACATTAGTCTGTACATTTTCAAAGTTTAATGCCTTACTTAAATTGCCTTGAATACCACCCAACTTACTAAGTAACCCTGATAAATCATTTGGTTTCTTAGTTTTCTTTTTCTCAGGAGGTGGTACATCATTAGAAGCAGTAACAGTAAAACTCGCATCAAATCCACCACCATTAACCTTTAACACATCTCCTATCTGATAGTTACCACCGTTCTTTACAATCTTAATACCATCAGCATTAATAGCACCTGCAACCATATCTAATTTAAAACTACCATTACCTGCAATAGATCCTGCTCCTCCTTGCATGTGAGGATATATCTCGTCACCTACTTTGTATCCTGAACCTATTGTATGAACCTGTACAGTCTGTATTGCTCCTCCTACAACAGTCATATTAATTACCATACCAGTACCACTACCATTAGTATCACAAATAGTACCTGGTTGATTACCATTAACATAATTTGTTCCCTGATTAATCCACGTAAAATTTGATGCAGATGCAGCACCCTTTCCAACAAGTCCACCCGATGATACAGTTATATCAACAAGAGCTCCAGATCCTGGTGATGTTTCAATACTTGGTTTAATATTTTTAAAAAATGTCACCCCAACTTTTTCAGCAGTAACATAATTTGACCCACCTCTAACCTGATCCAATACTTCTTCATCTGTTATACCTACGATTGCACCTTGTTCTAATCCTGGAAGCAAATCGCTGGATGGTGGTTGTACAATACCAATCAGATCTTGCATATCTCCAATAAAATTATTCATATTGTTAAGAATTTTATTATTAGCCGCATCAATTGATTCTTTATGTGCATGAATTATCTTTGCAGCAACATCCTCTGCATAACACATAGGAATATTTGGTTTTGTAAGTTTATCCGCATCAAGATTAATTGATAAATCTGCAATACCATCACTGTTAGAATTTGCTATAATCTGTTCCGAAAACTCTGGAACCGATGGTGGGATTAAATTCAGCTGCTGAACTATAGGAGGTACAGATGGATCTACTGTAGTAACTAAACCTCTCTTTGCTTCATTATATTTAATTCTACCCTCTTCAGGTCCAAACTGTGCTATCCATTCAGGTAAAGGAGGAATACTTTGAGGTGGAGGTGGAGGTGGTATTAACTCTGGAGGTGGTATATATGCCATACTTGCCACTCCTTCACCACCTGATGTAGATGTATAAGTATCCCCAACTTCAAGATCTTGAGCAGGACTAATCCAAGGATCATCTTTTGTTCCACTACCACTAATAACTCCTGGTGGTTTAATATTTCCTATCGTTTTCTTAGTTGGAAAAGATACATTAGTCTTAACTGAATCCAGAATACCTACAGCATCATTAGCAAGATCACCCATCTTAGGTAATGGAATATTAATATCCAAATCAATACTAAGTGCTCTCTGCTTTGCAATATCTAATATACCACCAACGTTTAATGATTCTTTCAATATAGGTCCAATTGTACCACTCAAATTATTACCAATATCAAGATACATTGAATGAGTTGTCTGGCCAGTTAACTCTTTCATATCTGCAAACATAAATCTCATACTAGATGGCATTGCAGATACGGCACTAGCTAATTCTTTATTAGTTGTTTTATTAACAAACTCCATCATCTTATCCATAATAATTTTCATATATTTGGACATCTCTTGAGAAGAATTATCTATCTCCCTATTCATATCTTCTAAAGGATTGGTCATAGAAACCATATCAATATATCCACCACCCTGTATTGCTTTTTGGAACTTATCAATTTTATTCGTCAAAGTATCAATAATAGTCTGCATAGCTTTCATTGCTGACTGAACAGGATCATCAGGTTTAGCAACAACTATTTTTTCTCTATACTTATCTTCTCTCTGTACCTGACCAGCATTTAATCTATGAGGAGCATCAGCACTTTCACAAGTAGCACCTGGTACTGGTGGTGTTATAGGAGAATTTGCTCTCTTTATTCTATTTCTTAATTCCTGATGGACTTTACTCTTAACAAAAACTTCTTTTGCTTGATCCGCTAAACCCAACAAATCTGCTTTAGATTGTGCCGATGCAATATCTTTTAACTGTTGTGCAGTGGCTTCTAAATTATTCTTTAATCCAAACTGATTAAGTGAACCCTTCCCTACAGAATCTGCAACTTCAACATCTTTCTCTACAGAAGATGATTTTGGTTTTTGTGTTACCTGATCATACTTAGGAACAACTTCTTTAGTTCTAAAATTCTTTGGTGTCTTTCCTTCAGCATAACCACTAGTAGGTGCAAAGTTAGAGTCTGTGTCACCTATCTTTTGTTTTAATTTTGTAGTAGCAGTATGACCTAAAACACCAGTAATAATAGGTACTTGTTGCTCAGGACCATCTTGGAAATAACCATAGACAAACATACCCTGACGGAGGTTAGGAGTCGCAGATGCTCCTGCCTGTCCTCCACCAGCAGTGATGGGCATCTCAACCTGAGCCCAAGGAAGTTGATCAGAACTAATTGATTCCTCTTCCTTATCATGGATACCCATGATTCTTACTTTATATCTTCTACCCCATCCCTTAGTTGACTCAGGGTTCTCTATTTTACCAGGACTAATGTTATCTCTCCACCCAGAATCATCAGCAATTTGTCCTTGCCATCTGGATGAACTACCATAAACTTCTGGATTGAATAAACCTGAATCTGCTACCATTAATCGTCGTATACCTTACATTCGGCTGCGTCTGGATGATTATCACAGTAAACTTCTAA